CGTGTAGTTTCTCTTGTATTCCTTTGAAATGGTACTCATAGGCGCATGGTTGTTCTGGTGTGGTTACTAATTTGTAAAGTGATTTGCCGTCTACAATACCATCAGGGCGGTATGGTTTTGCATTCCATATAGCTTGTCTTACTAACTCCGCTTGATTGTCTTGGAGCGCGTCAGAAGCGTCCTTGTAGGCATCGAGCCTAGCGATTTTAACCTTGCCTGCCGGTAATACCGTGCAAGCTTCCTCTGCCGCCTTTCGTCCAGCATCGTCGCTATCAAAGAATAATACGATCTCTTCATACCCTTGGAATAAAGGGATTTGTTTCTGTATGTCCTTCTTTGCAGACGCTGCACCGTGTGGTAAGGATACCATAGGCCATCCAGGCATAGATTCATAACAGCTCGCAGCATCTAACTCACCTTCAGTAATAACAATACGTTTACCAGTACTAGGAAAACGATGCTGACCGAATAAGGTATCAGTGGAAATTCCTTCATATCTAAAGTCCTTGCGTTTGGTTTTCGTTTTAACTCCCTGTAGAACTCCATCTTCTGTGAAGTAAGGGAACCTTAACGTTTGATCATACTGATAAATCTGATAAAATTTACATGTTTTTTCTGATATATTCCTTTTCTGCAGCCGTTCGGCTGAGCCCATTAAGTGGATCTTGTTGCTCATTTGATGAGTGTGCGGTTGATCAGATTCGTCTGAAGTACGACTATGACAGACGAAACAAAAAGTGTGACCGTCGGAGTACAAGCTATTGCCATCCGACGATCCACAGCTATCGCAAGGGATGTGCCTTACGAATTCACTTTCGGTCATCTTTCGATTAGCCAATCGAGTGGTATGTTTTGGAATGATGTCCAAGGTATATCATACCTCTCGCACCATTGGGCGTATGTAGTTTTTGATTTCTTTGATATGGTGTTAAAGGGTGATTGAAAGACCATACGCAGATCTATATCTGGATTCTGTTCTTTAACACTTTTTATCTTTCTTCTATCTTCCCCATCCCAGTAGCCTTTACACTCTAGAACAATCCCATTAGGCAGGATAAAGTCAGGTGTGTAGTTGTGCGGGATCGTATAAGCAAAACGAGTTTTTTCATATTCAAATGTAACATCTAGGTTTTGTAATAGATCAGCTACCTTTTCTTCTAGCTGAGATCGGTATTTAGAAATCTTCTTCTTGGGTCTCGTCATCTGTAGTAGGAGTAACGTTCGGATCGCTTGTCTTAAAGCCCGAGGTTCTCCCGAATAATTCAGCGACTTCGTTCGCATCTAAATCTCCAGTATCTACTCCAGCTTCTCCCTTCACTGAGACAACCTGTACGCCAACCAGCTTAAGAGAACTACCATAGGTAACTCCATCTCTAAGGATATAAGGCTTCTGATAGAAAGCCAACTTAACAGTCGATCCGCCGTACAAAGGTGTTTTAACATCAGTAATAGGGGTGCCTTCCGTGTCTACCACGGGTGGTCTATTGTCCTCATTCCATGAGAACTTAATTTTATAGTTTCCCTCGCTAACTTCTTCCCATGGTTCGGGTTTACAAGTAGCTCTCTTGGGATTCTTCAGTTTTGATTCAGCCCACTTGAGTACTTCAGTACGTTCTTGATCTAGTTTATCAACCATATCTTCTCCAACTATAGCAGCAAGAGAGTAGCCAAATTTACTAGGTGCAACAACAGCTTGAAAGCCTTCAAGAGTTACGGGTTTGTCAGTTTTGTGTATAGTTCTAGGCACCAGTCAATGCCTCTTCAAGTGACTGAGGTTCATTGAGTTCAGCGAACTCCTTCCTAAGGGTCGCACGGTAGTCTGTAAGCTCATCAATACGCTTATCGATAGCTTCTATACGTTGTTCCATTGCGTCCTTCTCAGCCTGCTTCAGCCTCTCTTCAGAGACCACAACAATTCTAGTTGGAGCAAATGCGTAATCAAATAGTGAATACATTAACAAAAGAAATAAGTGGATTTCAATACATTAGAGGGTTCAAGGTCTCCAATGATCGGGGGTTTATTCTCTGCTCCAATTTGGGCAGCGAATTTTGTAAGGTAGTCTTGCTTAGCAAAGAGATGCATATACGTCTCTCTAACTAGCGTTGACAGAATAGACATATCTGTCGCTCTACATAGTACACTGTCATGGATCAAAGCGATAGGGTGTTTGAACCGAATCGTAGCAATATGTAACAAAGACGCATCTAATGAATGGATCAAGTTAGGAGCAGTAGCTGCTTTATGCCTAGCTTTATCTACTTCATTACTATCCTCTGTTGCTACATGAAGTCTACATTCACCTAACAATTGTAAAGTCAGGCGTTCAACTTGTTTCTTCATTATCTTTTGAATAACAATGAAATCTGATGGTGTTTCCCATCTTAGTTCTGAGACACCACGAGCTAAAGCTCTGGAGACCTCATCTTCTATCCACTTCATAACAGCCATTGGACCAGGTACAACCTTTTGCATAGCGTCCCTGACGGCTGTGACAGTTTGAGTTAGTTCATCTTTCTCAATTTCTACATCAATTTCTTTAAATGCATCTTTGATGTAGGTTCTATTAGAATAAGGTTTAGCATTGTAAGGTATAGTCATAACTACTCTTTTAACCTTCTTCCTATCCCAATATTGTCTTAATCTTGGGGGTATTTTACCTCTAGATTCCATAGCCACTACTTTATAAGCATCTTGTGGCATAGGTGAACGAGTTACATTAACAAGTTCAGCAGTAGATTTGTCACGAGCAAGACCTGCCAGTATCTGGAGACCACTACATGTAGCGTCTATTGCTATTGGAAGTGATGTAAACTTTCTATCGCCTTCTACTACGCAGTGGTAGTACTCATTACAGGCTACCATGAATTGCCATGGTTCCTCTGCAGCTTCCCAGTCACTTATAGTTCTATAAGGATCAGTAGCCACTAACGTGATGAGTGTGCGGTTATTTTTAACCCATTGCTGTCTTTCTTCCATTGGACTTTTATCTAGTCCGAAAGTTGTAGCAACTTGGAAAGCTAACCATTTCTCTGCTTCAGGTGTAACTAAACTTCCTCTATCAAATAAGAGTAAGCTTTTACCAAAGTCAGTATCTTGAGGTGTTAAGAAAGCTGGTATAGGGTACGCTCTTCCACGATAGTCGAAACTCCATGGGATATAGAACGTCTCATGTTTAAACCTTCTTGCTGCCTCCATAGTCATCCGTGTTCTACATGAACGTCTGAATGCACCAGCATTGGTATTCATCACGGTTGCAGCAGCTCTACGGTACGCCTTACGGCTATCCTTGTTGTCTGCTATATCTGGAGGCTTAGGAGGTAAGTTCATTTCCACTATCGGAATAAACTTTCCAACACTTCTTCCTTTACTCTCTAACCAGTCAGCTACATCAATAGCATGTGTGTTGATTTGATAACCGACCTTCTGAACTTTGTTGAGGAAAGTGACAGGGGTTTCTCCCTGTATAGACGACGGATGTCCATGCCGCACCATTTCATGGCCACGCATGACCTCGTTAAGTAAATAACCCCCATAAATCTGCTGCTTTGCAGGCTTTTCACCATCAAAGATAGTTTCATAACCCCAATCTTTAGGTTCAATAAGCATTGGCCATGCAAGTGGAGCAAACAGTTCACTCTCTTTCATGACTTGATCCTTAATCTCTAAGAATTCAGGTGTAGGGATGACATAATTAACTCGTCTTCTTCCTTCTTGACGCATATCTTTGTAAAACCATTGACTAGTTTCCATAATGCAATCAAGTAACCAACCTCCAAGTTTAACTCTATTAGCTTGTCCCCATGTTGACCATGGTTCAACCTTATAGCGATTCATTAGAGTTTGGATGTTAGTAAGCTTCTGCTTAGTACCAATAGATGCATGCCAATAGTTCTTCTTAAGAACATTAAGCAAACCTGGAGCCTTAGTCTCATAGTGTCTCATTTGACACTCCGCCTCTACAGCATGACCAATCGCCTCACATACTTTAACAAGTTGATTGCTACCATCTTTATAACTAAAAACTTTATCAAAAGTTAGTTTAAGAGAAATAGCAGCAGCAGCTAAAGGTTCAAGTTCAGATACATAATCCTTGATTAATTGGAATTGATGACCTGTACCACGAGTTAGCCTATCATGAGTAGTCTTCTCAATACGTCCAACCACAAGAGGAAGGAGAGTATCAATAGAGGAAATCCCATATACAGTAGCAGACGCATAACTTTTAGCCTCTAAGTCCTTGGTAGATTTGTGTAAACGTTTAAGTCCTAGAGAGATCTGTTCCCGCTCTAGCTTCATTTGAGCTGAGATCTGTTTCGGCGTAGCCATTTGAATCGTCTATAACTTGGTCAATTAATAATGATACTATCTCATCGCGGTGAGTGTGCTCTTTTGGTATAGAAGCTAGTGCTTTGTGATAGTATTCTTTTTGTGGGAGGTCAAAGATAATGTTCATTAGGATAAGTGTTCGGGTGCCATTTGGTGTACTGCTTCATCATCAACTACAGTGAACTCATGTCCCTGCTCCATAAGCTTACCTACAAAATTCATAGCAGCTTTAGGATGATCATAAACGTACTCTTTAATCTTCTTAGTACTCTTATCAGTGACGCGAATGATACAACAAACAGAAGATGGTAATTCCCATCCTGCTACCTTCCAAGACATAAACTCTTCAAAGGTATGATCATAAAACATTTCATCATCTGAGTCCTTGTAAGCTTTCCAGTTATTAGGGAAGTACTTTTTCTTCTTTGTCATGAGGGATAACATCAATAAGGGACCAATTGAGATCACGAGCTGTTTCGGCAGCCCAGTACGCAGCATCTATATTATCAGGGAATAGACGCCAGATCTTTTCTTCATCGCCTTTACCATTAGTAAAGACCATTTCATACATGTTAGATTGTTGCATTTACATAGACCAAGTCCTTGATGAGTGTGTTCAGCAAATAAAAAAGAAAAAATAATAATCAAATAGGTACATAGTTATTGAGACTGATTCTCAATTGCAACTATTTAATTACATTTAATTTCCTTTTTAATGCTTGTAGTTTATACTTAGCCATACGTAATTGTTGAGGCTTAAGCTTTCTTTTAGATTGTTTGTTGCTGTGTTTAATCCAGTTCGGTGTTACCTCCATGATGCTCATCGGTTGTTGGTCGTGGTGAAATTAATTCGAAATCCATTGCAAGCACATGAACATGAGGCTTAATAGATTCATTAATTGTGTGTAATAAAGAATGCGGGTCAGTGGTAGTCCTAACCCGCAAGATTAACTCATACATTATCTCGAGCTTTAGAGTATAACTCTTTGGTTTTAGTTACAACAAACTTAAGATCTTTCAATGCCTCGCTGCATTCGTAGTTGTGTATACGAATACGTTGTTGCATATCATTCCATAGTGCATCGCGTTCAATCAGGTAGATATCAGGGCGATGTGATTCTACTTTTGTTAGAGTCTGTTTTGTTTGTTCGGTCATTGTCTTCTTAGTTGTGTTCCGCTTGGTGTAGACGGGACGTGGTTTAAGAGTGGGTGTACTCATAATAAAACAGTGGGTGAACAGGTGAGAGATGGTGAGTCCCTCAGTAAAGGAAGTATAACTTCCGTTAGAGAGAGAGTCAACCGAGGGTATGACACTTAAGCATGTGCATACCGTGAGTCAGTCATTGAACCTGGGTGATTGTACCCAGCCTGTGACAGTTCATCAAGAGTATACCCATTATTAGAGATCTCTTGTGTCATGTAGTTAGCGATCATCTCGTCTTGTGCTAGCTCTGCTTCTTCATTATCTTGGACGACATCTTGTGCCACCTCTTGGATGAAGAACCATGTGCATTCATTTCGATACATATCGTAACATGCATCGGAACGCTTGAAGATGGACACTAGTTCATCTGTACCCCAACGCTCAGTAATGAGGTCGAGTATCTCTCCTTCATATTTATCGAAGAAAGCGACGGTATCAGCATAATATATGTGTTCAGAGCACACACCAGATTCACAGCCGTGACTAGCAATTTCTTGCATTTGTTCGAGGTCATAATCTTTTAATAGCTGGTCTCGTCCTTCGTTGTTATGTGGAAACATAGTTGAATGGATAAGGTGAACAAGGAGTACGTTTGTACCCCAACGATCCAGAAGGGATTTGAACCCTCAACCTCTACCGTGACAGGGTAGCGATCTAACCAATTGATCTACTGGATCAGGAAAGAACTAACACTATGTGCCAGTCCCGCAAGTGAGTGTGTAGGTATAAATACCTATAGATATGTTTGAAGGTGAATCTCTTCACGTATCTCGTTTACTTCCTCTATTGTATCAGCTTCTTCCTCTAAATAAGAGAGGAGAAACTCTACGTAATGAAGTGGCAATTTAAGTTCAATCATTAGTATCTATGTACTACACACCAGCTAGCTTATCAGTTTTCTTGAAGCGATTAGCTAGGTGCTTATACTCATCTAAGTTAGGTAGCTTTGGCTCATCCAAGTTCATTAGCTTGAGTACACCTGTACTAAACCGTGAACCAGGACGATTATCTGAAGCACTCAACCCAGCACGTTCAGACTGTACTAGATTGTGGTTGACCCAGAAGCCAAGACTAACATCAGGATTGAATAGCACGTTGATGATGGCACGACGTGATACATTCTCATACTCGTAGTGACCTGTTTCTTTGAACTCAACTAATGCGCGACCAGTTAACGCGTCAACGTGTAGCTTGCGTACGCATGAGCTTGAGCGATAAGGAACAGTGATGTAAGCCATGATGAAATTAAATAGAGTGGACAATTTGCACTGTGTAGTGCAAGTGTACTAGTAGAGGTTCGACCTCATGCATCGCGCTTGACTAGTACCGATGAGTATATTATACACTGTACTCGTCCCAGTATTCTTGAAGAATCTCAGGATCTGTAACATCTTGTATCATATCCTCGACGTAGGTATGTGTACCTAAACCAGAGCTGGTCTTATCCCAGCAGTCGTTTAGTACATCCTTAATCCAGCTAGGTAGATTAGGTGACACCATTGCAACTGGCATATCGCAGTTGTTAGGAGTGAATGGAATTAGATTTGACATAATTGAAATTGAAATAAATGAACTGTTGGAGTTGGTCGGTAGATCCTCCCTCATCCTTATGCTTATAGCATAGCACACATTGAGCAGAAAGTCAAGTGCTTTGGTCTGTTCGTTACATACTGAAACAATTAGACAGCATGCATACAGATGTGCAGACAGTAGTACAACTGTACCATACCGCTCGCGCTACGCGCTCGCTCCGCCTGTGTTCACAGTATAGCACAGCACCACGCGAGCGACGAGCCGAAGGCGAGGAGCGGTAACATACTGTAACATTACAATGTGTAAAGGTAGACAGTTCACAAACTGTCCACTGCTAGGTATAAGCACGTAGGTATAAATACTGTGCCAGCCTCCCGCTCGCTTCGCTCGCTCGAATTATTACAGTGTGTTACAGTGGACACTTGTCAAACTGTCCCCTGCTTGTTGAGAATATTGCAAGTAATAAGTTTTGTGACAGCCCAGACCCCTTCCAGCGCAAGGGCTATGGGGGTTTTGCGAATGATTCTCAATAAGACTATGACTTCAGAAAATTATGTCATTTTTTCAAGGGGGACCAAATACTTTGAGTCTAGTCCCGCCTCTTTAATTAGTTTATTACAACCTTCGGCTAGCATTGCGTACCATTCATCTTGTGGTATGCCTAATAACTTACCACCAAGGCGTACATTGCAGATTAAAGGTCGATCTTCGTACACTGAGCATTGATTATCCTTCAACATCTCACATGAACCATCTTCTAAAGTCTTATATGGAAATTTATCGACTAAGACCTGCATAATAGGTGAATCCTGCTTAGAATATATCACATCTATGTTTTTACAACACAAACCACAGGAAGTACAGGGAAACTCTGCCATTACATTACTTTCAAGCAAGCTTCTGCCTGTTTAAAGTCACTAAAGAAAGTACAAGACCCTTTATTACAAGCTAGGAACCTATCATAGGTTGTACGACCGCCTGTAAGCTGATATGAATGAATTGTACCACCTTTGCTATCTGTCTTTAATAGTTGAGGTTTTTGCATATTTTTTTAATATTTTTTGTGCTTTTTTACGAGATACACATTCTTGTGCTTTCGTATTAAGCTTAATCATTTTCTTTTCTCTTTTATCCATACAGTGTAATAGGGATGGTTGGGATAAAGAGACTCGCTCGCTACGCTCGCTCGTGATGGGATGGGAAGTGTTATCCAGTACCATCAAGTATTAAGTAGTTAGAGAGGAAGGAGTTGTCTGAAAGACGACGACTTCCTCATAGGGGGTTGGGTCCACCCTTCCCTTCCCCCTGTATAGACGACGGATGTGTTTAAACCCAGGTAGGAACTGAGGATTTACCTTTAAGACCTCTAGCTTTACGTCTTTGGTCTAAATTCATACCTAATGCTAGGTGATTAGCAGCTTGGTGAGGGTTATCTTGCCAATTTTCAAGCATATCTAAGAAGTCTTCTGTCTTCTTTAGTCTTACTTGTTCATAGGCAGAGATTGATAGAGCATCTGTAAAATATTTAACACCTTGAGCTAAAGCGTCTAGGCGGTCATCATGTTTTACAGCTCCTTTCTC